CTTAGGACTATTACTTCAGGTAAGTCAGCACAGTTTCCAGTCTTAGGTACAGCTACAGCTGCGTATCATTCAGTGGGTACTCCGCTGGTTGGTGCTAACCAAATCAAGGCAAACGAAAAGATTATCTCTATTGATGATCTACTAATTTCTCAAGCTTTCATCACAGATCTAGATGAGCTTAAGAACCATTACGACGTAAGAGCTACCTATGCTCAAGAGTTAGGAAAGGCTCTTGCTAGAAGGTATGACCAAAACGTTGCCAAGGTGATTGCTAATGCTTCAAGAGCTTCAGCAACTATCTCTGGTGGTAATGGTGGTACTGTTCTAACTCTTGCTAACGGTAATACTGCATCTTCAGATGTTACTGGTGATGAGTTAGCAGCAGCTATCTATGATATCGCTCAAACATTTGATGAGCGAGACATTCCTCCTACAGACAGATTTGTTGTACTTCCTCCAGCGGAATACTACAAATTACCTGAGTCAGCTACTCGTACTATCGATACTGATTTCAACCCAGGTGGTAATGGTTCATTTGCTTCAGGTCGTGTTCAGCAGATTGCAGGTATGCCTGTGATCATGAGCAACAACATTTCACAGGAGAACAAACCTCCAGGTGGAGCTGATGCTAATGAATTAGGTGGATCTAATAA